ATCTGCGGTATCCACATCCTGTCTTGTCATTTGAGCCCTTTTGGCTGCCAATTGGAATTGTTTCTTACCACTCATTTCTTTCTTGAAGTTATCTAAAATTTCTTTTAGTCCTTGAACTATGTTAACATCTGTTAGTGGGTGGTTGTCTCCTGTCTCTCCACCTACGATCTTACCGTCTTGTTGTTTTTCAACTTTACCATCAAAATTCTTTTCTTCACTTAATTCAACATCAACAAAAAGATTTATTGATACATCCTCATCCTTGAATATTTTTCTTGCTACTCTATCAGTAGGTAATTTCTTTGCATATTCAACGGTATAGACTAATTCCCATCTATATCCAGATGTCATCTCACCTTCACCCTGAGCAATACCTTTTATTTCTAAATCAGATGATACCATTACTGAAAAATCTTCTTCATTTGGAAAGTCACCTCTGTCTAATTTGAATACAGGTGTTTTACCGTATCCACCCCCTTGTTGAGTAAAACGTGTTTTAGACCAATTAGAATATCCTGAATTGTATTGTCTTCTTAAACTATTAGATTTTTTTGGGTTATAATCATCACTTTCAAAATACTCAGGTGTTCTACCCCTCATAACCGTTTTCTTTGTGGTTTTTTGGAACTCTTCCTGCGTTTTATATAAATTTATATTGTGTGATTGGAATGTAATCTCCTTATCATTTACTTCACTGTATTTATTTCTGTGTTTTGGATTAAGTATAACTATTTCGGGTAAACTTATTCTCTTTAGTGTGTTTACAAAATCTTCATCATCAACCAACTCATCTTTTAAGACAGAATTAAATGTTCTATTTATCTTCTCTCTAGTGTATGTTGTTCTACTTCCTGAGGCGTCTGGTACTTGATCTGCGTTATCAAAACTAACCTCATCTCCATCTTCACCAGGAATAGGTTTTACACCATCAATATCCCTACCTCTTGGTTTGTAGGCCGGACAGTTCTCCTCTTTTAGTTTAACTTTACCAAACTTCTCTTTTAGTTTACCAACCAAATCAGGATGTTTTTCTGTTAATTCATCCCACTCACAAGTAAATATAATCGGAGTAACCTCCCCATTATCGTATCGGTACCACCCAACATGTTCTATTGGTTTGCCCTCATTATCTGTTTCAAACATTGCCGTCCAAGGAGCAATCACTTCTTTCTGATCCACACCCGATACTGTTTGTTCACTCTTATTGTCATCAACAATAACATCACCAGCCTGTATTTGAGTTACCTTAACAGTACTCTTATTTTCCCCGTCAACTTTTATAACTGATTGAGATGTACTATATGTCATCTCCTCACCATTATCTAAAGTTAAAACAATTTTTTTAGATTTTTTTGTGGGTTTACCTGGCTCAACTTCTTTCTTTGGTAGTTGGTCTGGTCTTAATGGCATTTCATCTAACTCCTTAGATTCATCGAAACCTTTATACCCAGGTCGTCTTATGGTGGTTAGATTCTCACCAATGAGAGTTAAAATATCTTTTTTGTTTAATTCTTCCATTAGATTGTTTTTATATATAAATACTTTATTTATTGGTTTAAACCTTATAAACTAAAACTTTCCCCACATCCACAGGTTCTCGATGCATTTGGGTTGATCCATTCAAACCCTTTACCGTTTAATCCCCCTTGGAAATCTAACACTGTACCTGCTAAATAAAGTAATGAAGGTTTATTAATGACCACCTTGATTGCATCCACTTCAAATACACTATCTCCCTCATTTATTTTATCGTCGAAATCCATTTCATATTGTAAACCACTACAACCACCACCACTTACACCAACCCTAAGGTTGTGAGTGTCAGGAGTTATACCACCTTCCATCATTAAACCAACTATTTTTTCTATTGCTATTTCTGTTACGTCTACCATACTATAAAATATACGAAAAATAAAAACTTATATCAAATCATACTTCTCTTTAACCCACTTTACTTTGTCAAAGTTACCCATACGTTTGTTGAGTGTGTCTATTGCACTTTTAAAATCGGAAGGTGTCGGTGAGTTTGCCTTACCATAACACATGGTTTTCTTACCTTTTCTATATTGAACATCCACCCATCTTTTTCCCTTCCTTAAAGAGATAAATATTGATGCAATCCCATGTGCGAACTGATTACCCATACAATTTTTCATTATGTGTCCCTCAACTTTAAACTCCTCTTCTTTAGATAAGACTTTGGGTTGGTATACCACATCACCAACCTTGATAGGTTGTTCAACATATTTAACGAAATCTTCGGGGAAAAGATATCTAACCCTATATCCTTTCTGTAGGTATTTTCTTAAGGATTCCCATTCCTCAAATAGTGTATCCAATTCTGAATCTGTTGTTGCGGTAAACTTTAATTCAATTCCCCTTTTTTCGATCTTGTTTCTTAATTCAAATAAACGATACAAGGACATTATTAATGTCCCGTCTGATGTTAAATCTGTGTTTAATCTTAAACCTTCTTCTTCCCACCTTTTAATTAACTTAACCATGTTTCTCTTTTCGGTCTCATTTTTTAGTGGGTGAACTTTTCTATTGGGTGGTGACTTATAACAATGTAAATGCCAATCAATTTTATTCATGTAATCGATATAGTTATCACCGAATAACTTACTAAAATAATTAAGTGATTTAATTATTATCGGCATCCCCTCATCATTGTTATTTATTGAACCTATAAATTGTCTATTTTTTATTCCATACTGTTCTAAAACAGCGGGTACAAATTTACGATCATTGTTTTTTAGGTATTTTTGTTTTGGATAATCCTCTTGGATGTCGATGTATATTAGATCGTGACCTTTGATATTTTTTTTATCTAAATGAAAATCAACAATTAGATCGTACAGAGGATCTATCTCGACTTTGTGGTATCCTTTTTTTGATAGATATTCGTCTTTTATTCTTGGTTGAATTATTTCCCTTATTAAATTCCACGCTTCCTCTGTTTTTTTTCTGTACCTAACACCCCAATTAGAACCTTTCTTAGATCCTCCGAAGAACCCCACACTAGTAATGTCTTCTAATTGTGAGAACTTATTTCTATGATCTCTACCATTTGATGATTTGTTACCACCTAAGAACCCTTTGTTTGTGGTTTGAGTGAAGACACGAAAGTCAGAACTATTTAGGTCTATTGATAACCTGTGTTCTGTTTCGACACGTCTCTTTAATTCGAACTCATTCTGATTACTCTCATCGAACCTCATATATGTGAATAGATATGAAAGTTCAAGTATTAAAGTATCATCATAATGATATATGTCAATAGAACATTTCTCCTGACATTTACCTTTATCTGTTTTCTTGTTTTGTTTGTAATTGAATACCTTCTCCACACCAATAATTTAGGTGAAAAAAAAATAATTGTGTAGTGTTATTTTAGTAATTTATATAGGTATTTATAATAATATTTATAAAATTATGGCATCAAATAAAATTAAACCTTCCTCTAAAGAATACATGAGAGATTCTAAAGGTAAAATAATGAACAGTAAATGGTATTATAAGCACTATACTACTGACAATACTTCCACTGAAGAATTAAAAAAACTGTACGAATCTCCCTCATATAACAAAAAAAAGAATATAATTAAGAAAGAACTTATAAAAAGAGGGGTTCTATAACGAAAAATAGTTAACTATTATTTCACCCATATTGTGTGATGGTACTACGTAACTAAAACCGTGTGTTTCACATATACGGATAACCCCATCTCTCATGGGTTTACTATTACCGGTGATTATTGTTAGACTGAACGTCCCACTATTAGATCTGATTAATAACTCATCTTCGACAAGAATGAATGCTTCCGTTCGGTTTAGTCCATGTAAATCAATAACATTACTTCTCACCGATTATTCTTTTCTGATCTTTTATTGAGTACTCAAATATTAGGTTGTATATATCTTTAAGTAATTGTGGTGGCAGGCCATCATCATTACATTTAGTTTCAAGTCTTCCGTAAATTTCTTCTTTACGTTTCTCACACATATCCGTAATATGGTATTCTCTTTTTAACTTACCTATTAGGTTAGTATCCTTAAATCTTTTTTTGATAGAATCATACAATACATCATCAAAAACATCAATCTTTCTTCTTAATATATCTAAACGAAAATTATAATTATTTTTTTGGTCCATACTTGTTTCTTACTTTTTCTGAGATAGGTACTGAATCCCCATTTTCGTCGACTCTAACAAACCTAATATTAGTTTGTAGTATAACTGTTTGACTACCTGAATATACGTTATGTGCTCTCGCCTCTAAGTAAAATGTGATTGAAGTGTTACCAACGTGAACAACATCACCATAAATTTTAATCAGTTGTCCCTCTTTAGCGGGTTTCTTGAATAGACATTTATCAATCATGACAGTAACCATTCTTGGTGTGTCACATATTTCCATAGCGTAGGCGGCACCTGCAGCATCTAACCATGCTAATAGTTTACCTCCAAATAGGTTTGCGTGAAATCCTAAATCAGATTTCTTTATTGGGTGTGTTGTTATTAATTGCATTAGTTACTAAGGGGTGCTTTAATTGTAGGGTGAGAATGATAGTGTAGTATTTCATAATCAAATTCACCGTTCAGTATATCTGAACTTTTTAATTTTAGTTTTGGTAAAAATTTGTGTGGTTCTCTTTTTAGTTGTTCTTCCGCTTGAAGTATATGGTTCTTATATAGATGTACATCACCTAAATTCCCTATTAACTCACCAGGTATCATACCAACTTCGTCAGCCAATAATAATAATAACATACCATAAGATGCAATATTGAATGGTAATCCTAAAAATGTATCCACACTTCTCTGACTCCACATTAGTGAGAGTGATCGTTTAGGTATCCCCATTGAATCTAAATGTTCATGAAAGTAATCCGAAGATTTAGATATCTTACCTTTATTCATATAATCTATTCTCTCGTCCAAACCTAACTCTCGAGTATATACTTGGAATCCATAATGACAAGGTGGTAGTACCATTTTATCTAATTCTCCAACATTCCAAGCACTCACCATAAGTCTACGAGAATCTGGATTTGTCTTTAACTCTTTGATTAAATTTGAAATTTGATCTACATAATATGGGTTAACTTCACTGTCATATCCAAACCAATTTCTCCATTGTTTTCCATAGATTGGTCCTAACTCACCCCATTGGTCTCTGAATTCTTTATCTTCCCCAAAGTCCTCCATAAACTCCTCCATGGTGAGAGGTTCAATAGTATCATCATCTTTAAAGTTATAATTATAAATGTTTAGGTAATTCTTGTATGCATCACCATTCCAAATCTTACAACCGTTATCTACCAAATATTTGATATTAGTATCTCCCTTTAAAAACCACTTTAATTCCGTCATGACAGATTTTATCGCCATTTTCTTAGTGGTTAGTAGTGGAAACCCGTCGCTCATATTATGACGTATTTGTCTACCGAATAAAGATAATGTTCCTGTACCTGTACGATCTTTTTTCTCAGTACCGTGATGTAAAACGTTTTCTAATATACCGAGATACTGTATGTCTAATTTATTCATAACTAATTATTTTATAAAATTATATGTTTTCCAACCCAACCTATAGTACAGAATAGATGCTCGTCTATTCCAATCATCGGTCACACCATACATGGATTTTATTCCTCTATTACTCTCCTCTTTAAAGAACAAATAACACATAGAGTATCCTGAATTGTTAGGTCTATCATCTTTATCTAAATTAACGAAACAACCACCCAAGTAAGTTTCATCATCTTCTAATTCTTGATCAACATCAATCCAATTATATGTAAAATTGGGGTTACCCCAATTCCACCCTATACACTTATCTTTATAATAAAATAAATAAGTGTACGATTTTGATTCAAACCTTTTAATAACTGTTTCTACCGTAGGGGCATCACCCCAATCAGGAATTTGTTTTATAATTAGATTAGAGACATTAGTAATATCATCAATATATGTTTTGTAATTATCTATATCAACGTATTGAAGGGAATAATATGGTGAAGGGTTATGTGATGTTAGATCCCCATCAACCATTCTGTACTGTACTATTTTATTTACGTCTACCATTAAAGGTTACTGTCCAATTATTTCTGATTTTGTGATTTGAATCTATTTGATTCTGATGTTTTACTATGTTTTGTTTTTCTACCTTTTACTCTTTTTCTCCACATCTTAAATGAAGAGTCTTTCATATGAGTTCTCATTATCTTACGAACCTCATTCTCTTTAATACCGAATTGGAATTCTATAGCTTCAAAGGGAGTCCTATCTTCCCACGCCATTTCTATAATCCTATCTAAGTCTTCTATCTTCACTTTAAATCTTTTCTAATATCATTTTTTACTACTCGTAAATATTTCGCTCGTTTCTTCGCATCTACAAATGGTACGGACCAAAATTGTTTTGTCTTCAACCAACGAGATATATTCCACCCAAATACAAATGTATAAACCCCCATTACTAATCTTAACTTAACTGAATTAAGATATAAAGTAACGACAGGTAACATCGGTGCTCCATGTGTAATGTATGTTCTAACTTTCTTATCACTAAGAAATGGTTTTGGATATGCGTACTTACCAAACAATGGTACAAACTTATATGCAAATCCTGGTGTAAGAACTTCATCGAAGAATGTCTCAGTTTTAGGGGTAAGTCTAAACCACCAAACGGGAGATACATAATAGATGTGAGTTGACCATTCAACTAATTTTTTATATCCCTTAATTAATTCTGTTCTATCACGATGTAACTTATCATCATATAAATCTATAACCTCAAATTCTTCTTTATATCTAGTTAACTCTCTTACGATAGTTGTAAAGATACCGTTGTAACAAAATGATTTTTTATCTGGATGTCCTATTACTACTAAATGTTTTTTCATTTCCAAAATACTTGTATACATATTAATGCACAACACAAAAACAAACTAACCACTGTTTTAGTGTTAAGACCTTCATTAAAATGGTGGTTAACCAATATTGCGTATAGAACCATACCTATACCAAATCCTATAAATCTAGCCGGCCATAATAACCCACCTGTACCTGAAACGGCATACTTAGTTCCCCACACATAGAATATTGATAGTAGAGACCCACTAACAATTATTAACCATTCGTTTTTTTGAAACCATTTCCATATAAACTGACCATTCAACTGATAGAATGTTAGGAAATGTGCTACGGTGAAAAGTAAAACACCAATAAATAAATCATTGTACTTCATAATTAGTAAAAATATACGTAAATTAAATTAAATTATCAACTAGTTATAAGTATGAACGTAAAGATTAATGATCAGATTTTTAATGCCGAATATATGACTTCACCTGAGGAAATTAAACAAGGTATGATGGGGCGTAAGTCCTTAGATGGTTGTATGGTTTTCAACATGGGTAAAGGTCATCATCGTTTTTGGATGAGAAGATGTTTAATACCTTTAGACATTATGTTTGTAAACAACAAAAGGATCAGTGGTATACATCATGATTGTCAACCATGTGACATCGATTGTGAACATAGATATTCGGGAATAGGTGATCACGTTATCGAATTTCCCTCAGGGACCTGTAAAGATAATTTTAAGGTGGGTGATAGAGTTAATCTTCACTTTGAACCAATGGGTTAAAGTCATAAGGAACCCTCGGTTTACGTTTTTCAAATACCCAAAAATATGAATGATATTTTCTAGCGTGGTGTTGTTTCTTCCACTTAGTTCCATTGAATGCATTAACCCTAACGTTAGATGTTAGTACAAACATATCTCTTGGGTAGAAACCTAAAGAATATGCCATATTCATAACCATAACATGACTAAAGTGTTGCTTACCTCCAGAAACAGTGTCTTGACATTTCATTACTACAAACCCATCTTTCTTAGTTAGTCTGTATAGTTCTTTTAGTGTATTGTAATAATTTTCTTTTAAATCATTATATGTTCCGTAACCCTCGAACCTTTTTGCAATGATGGAACTATTAGGTCCATTTTTCTTATAACCTTTACCACTACCAACAATAATAAATGGTGGGTCGTACATTATCGCACTCATTGATTCATTTTCAAATGGAAGGTTTTCGGAATCAGACTGAATTACATGTTCGTAATGTGGGATTAAATCTGTCTTATGTGTTGGGTCTGGTAATCCTTTCCAAAAGTTACCCTTAGAGTACGTACAATCTAAATCAAACTTCTCAATACCATATAGGTGCATAATATTAGTTATGGTTTCAAAATTAGAGTTATAGACACTCTTCACCATTTTAAAATCTTTTTGTACTTCTTCCATTCTATTTGAGTTTGATTATAATAAAATATACAGAAAATAAATGAGAAAAGAAACCCCCAACAGAAATAAAACAAAACTTTTGTTTATGTTAACTATTGATTATTCCTATAGAAATATTTATACTGTATAAAAGTATCGTTACTTTTTAATAAAACCGAATAATTATTATAAAACACTTTATATTATGGGATGTGGATGTAAAAAAAAGAAGACACAACAAACAACTAGTCAAACAACTAAAATAATTAAACAGGAACCTAATAGTCCTGTAATAGTTAAGGTGCAGGAGGCTAAGAAAAATTCATAACTCACAGGTGTGAGTTGTAAATCTAATTAATACCACAGCGTACGTGGTATTTTTTTGATATAAATTATATATATAGAAATATATACAAGTATGAGTAGTAAAGCAAAAACAAAGTTAACAACAGTTAACGTTATAGAAAACACTTACAAACAATTCAGAATCAAAACAATAGAGACTGATGGACTTAACTTCCAAAAATTAGTGAACCGTTCTTTAGATTTATATAATACTAATGAAGAATTTAGAAGTTTAATTGATAGTCATAATGTATTAGCCGTTAGCGGTTCAAGATTTTAATTGATTATGGGTAAAAAAAAGATTTTACTTTTATCTGATGACATGAGAATGACTTCAGGTGTGGCAACTATGTCAAAGGAAATGGTTATTGGTAGTGTAGATAAATTTGATTGGGTTCAGTTAGGGGCAGCCATAAAACATCCTGAGTTTGGTAAGATTGTAGATCTCAATACAGATGTACGAAATAAAACCGGCATAAAAGATGCGAGTGTAAAAATATATCCTTCAAACGGTTATGGTAATATTGAAAGATTACGAGAATTAATTTCAATTGAAAAACCTGATGCAATTTTACATTTCACCGATCCCCACTATTGGCAATGGTTATATGATAGTGAACACGAAATTAGACAACAGATACCTATTTTCTTTTACCATATATGGGATGACCTACCCGACCCTTATTACAATAGAGATTACTATGAATCTTGTGATTGGTTAGGTTGTATTTCAAAACAAACCTATGGAATTGTTAATAGAGTCGGTATGTCAAATAGGGAAATAACTCATAAACCATTGGAGAAGTGGCAAATTAGTTATGTACCCCACGGTATAAATCCTGAAACTTTCAAACCTGTAGAGGTTGATGATGAGATGAAGAAATTTATTCATGGTGACAAAGACTACGATTTTATATTATTCTTCAATAATAGAAACATTAAACGTAAACAACCATCTGATGTTATATATTCATACAAAACATTTTGTGATACACTTACTGAAGAAGAATCAAGTAAATGTTTACTTCTAATGCATACGAGGTCTATAGACAAAAACGGAACTGACTTAGTTGCGGTTGTTAATGAGTTATGTCCTAAGTATGATGTAAAATTTACTAACGATAAGTTTGATCAAGACAAGTTAAACAGAATTTATAATACAGTTGATTGTACTATTAATATTGCAAACAATGAAGGTTTTGGTTTAACCACCGCAGAATCAGTAATGTCTGGTACTCCAATCATAGTAAATGTCACTGGTGGATTACAGGATCAGTGTGGATTTAAATTAGATGGTAAATTAATAACCGCCGATGACTACATAGAGATAGGTACACTTCATGATCCTAAAAAGTGGGAAGATAAAGTTACTTATGGTGAGTGGGTAAATCCTGTATGGCCAGCATCAACAACATTAAATGGGTCAGTAAATACCCCCTATATTTTTGATGATCGTATTAATCATTATGATGTTGTTTCATCTATTAAAGAAATGTACGATTTGGGTAGAGAGGAAAGAAAAAGAAGGGGTCTTAAAGGAAGAAAATATATGGTAAAGAACTTCTCAACTAAAACTATGTGTAATTCATTAGTTAAAGGTATGGAGAGGTCATTATCTAAATTTACCCCTAAGAATAAATTTGAATTATTTAAAATAACATAACTATGAACACGAAATTAATCGATATGCTAAGAACTAACGCCTTGGCAGAAAAATCAAAAGCGTTATTAACTTTAGATCTTTTAGGAAACAAAGGGTCGGGTATCGGGGATCACTCAACAGGTGACTTCTATAAAAATGCAGAAGAGGCATTATCAATGTTGGTTGACGCTGATGATAAATTATCGTCCTTGGAGAAATATTTCCCTAGAGAGTTTATAAATAAACAAACCGAAGATTAAGTCAATATGATTAAACAGAAACTATTATTTAGGGGACCAATTAAAACTTTAAGTGGTTATGGTTCTCACTCAAGAGATTTGTTAAAGTCCTTATATGATATGGACACATTTGACATATATATTGACAGTTGTAATTGGGGTAAAACCCCTATGACTGCCTTAGAACCCGAGGTGAATTTATTTCATTCTTGGATCGAAGAGAATATTGTAAGTAGTTTAGATTTTGTACCTGACGTGTATGTTCAAGTGACAGTACCTAACGAATTTCAAAGAAAGGGTAAGTATAATATTGGTGTGACTGCAGGAATAGAAACTACTGCGGCTCCTAAGGAATGGTTAGACGGAATAAATAGAATGGATAAAGTTATAACCACTTCCACCTTCTCAAGAGATGTGTTATTACAAACTGTGTATAATGAAACGGATAAAGTAACGGGTAAGTTAATTTCTCAACATAAAATAAATGTAGATTTAGAAGTTCTTCATGAAGGTGTAGATACTTCAATATATTATGAGAAAGAATCTAACTTAGAATTGGATTTGGAAGATGATTTTAATTACTTATTTGTTGGTCATTGGTTGAAGGGAGATATTGGTCAGGATAGGAAAGACGTGGGTATGTTGATTAAATGTTTCTGTGATTCATTTAATGATGTGGATGATTCCCCTGGACTTATTTTAAAGACATCTAGTGCTAACTTCTCAATTAAACAAAGGGAAGTGATGAGAAAGAAGATACAGAGGATTACATCGTCTTATAGTAACCCACCTAACATTTATTTGTTATTTGGGCAACTTACCGATGATGAGATGAATGACCTATATAATCACCCTAAAGTAAAGTCAATGGTAACACTGACAAAAGGTGAAGGGTTTGGTAGACCCCTATTAGAATTTTCTATGACGGGTAAACCAATAATTGCATCAAATTGGTCAGGACATAAAGATTTCTTACCAATGGATAAGGCGATAATGTTAGGTGGTAAATTAACCAACGTACATGAAAGTGCATCTGATGATTTCATTCTTAAAGAATCTAAATGGTTCACATGTAATTACGGTGAAGTTGTTGAGGTATTTAAAATAGTGAAAGAGAAGTATGAGGATTTCTTAGTAAAGTCTCATTCACTTAAAGAGGACAATGAAAAGAACTTCTCTTTAGAATCAACAACAATTAAATTTAAAGACATTTTAAAATCAATAATAATAAATTCAGTTAAACCAACAAAGACTAAATTGGTTTTACCTGAGTTAAAAAAAATAGAAGAATAGTATGAAAATATTAGTAACAGGTGGGAATGGATTTATTGGTTCTAACCTAATTGGTAGATTATTGAGTGAGGGACATGAAGTATCTTCAATTGATGATTTATCCACGGGATTAAAGGAATACGAAATAGATGGGTGTGATTACCATTACAATGACATTGAACAAATCAATTCGATAGGTGGTAATTTTGACATATGTTATCATTTAGCCGCGTTGTCAAGAATACAACCCTCGTTTGATGATCCTACTGAAACATTTAGAGTTAATGCTGGTGGTTGTCAGTATGTTGCTGATTGGGCTAAGGAAAACAATATTAAAGTGGTTTATGCGGGTTCCTCCTCAAGATGGTGCAACCCTCAAACATCTCCGTACGCAACTTATAAGAGAACAGGTGAAGATATATTCAAAATGTACAGAACCGCTTATGGTTGTGACTTCGAGATCTGTAGATTTTATAACGTGTATGGTCCTAACGAATTGGTGGATGGTACATGGGCTGCAGTGATAGGTATATGGAGACACCAAGTATCAAAAGGGGAACCTATTACGATAGTTGGTGATGGGGAACAAAGAAGAGATTTCACTCATGTCATTGACATCGTTGACGCACTTTATAAAGTGGGTACAGGGGATGAAAAACATGAGGATGCATGGGAATTGGGGACAGGTATGAACTACTCGATAAATCAGGTTTACAATATGTTTACTGAAAGGTTTGGTGATCATCCAAAAATTAACATACCTGATCAACCAGGTAACTATAGATCCACTAAAAGAGAGAATGACGATACTTTAAATAAATTAGGTTGGTCACCTAAAGATAGATTGGGAGACTATATAAAAACCTTATAAATGAAAATTACTTACGCAATTACTGTCTGTAATGAATTTGAGGAAATAAAACGTTTAGTCGGATTTCTACTTAGGAATAAAAGACCAAGTGACAACATAGTGGTTTTATATGACCAAAAAAATGGTTCTGATGAAATCGCCGAGTGGTTGATTAAACACAATAAATTACCCAACTTCCAAATGTGGAGGGGTTATTTTGATGGTCATTTTGGTGAGTGGAAGAATAAATTATTAGACTATTGTGAGGGTGATTACATTTTTCAAATTGATGCGGACGAAATGCCTCATTTAAATTTAATTAATTACCTACCAACAATAATTGATGCGAACCCTAAGAACGAAGTATTTTTAGTTTCAAGAGTGAATACTGTCGAAGGTTTAACTGACGAACACATTAAGAAATGGAAATGGAATGTCAACTCAAAAGGGTGGGTTAATTTTCCTGACTCTCAAGCAAGGATATGGAAAAGAGAGAGTAGAATAAGATGGTACGGTAAAGTACATGAGAGGTTAGTAAATTATAATACATACACTAACTTACCTGAAGATGAATCATTTTCTTTAATACATCATAAGGATATTGATCGACAAGAGAAACAAAATAACTATTATGGTGAACTACAAAGGTGATTTAATAGTAAGTAGATATAGAGAAGACACAACTTGGTTATCGGAGTTTTCTGATTATAGAATTTTCTTATATAATAAAGGGGAACCTATCGAAGGTTCAATTAATTTACCTAACGTTGGTCGAGAAGGTAACACGTATCTAACCCACATAATAAAAAATTATGATAATTTAGGTGAGTGGGTATTCTTTACTCAAGGACACCCATTTGATCACGTTAGAAATTACAAAGAGGTCTTAAAAGAATTTCCAAATACCACCAAATCAATAGTTTTTGAAAAACCTAATCAATTACTATTTTTTAGTGATGGTCCCTTTAAAAGAGTTTTACATTCGAGACCAAACGGGACACCCCATCACGGAGGTATGGATATAAATGGTGTTTGGGTAGAACTATTTGAAGATCCACCTCTTGAACTATATCCATTTACCGCCGGTGCAATATTTGCGGTTAGTAGAGATACTATTAGAATGAGAAGTGTGGAGTTTTATAAAAGGGCTAATGAATTATGTGTCAATAAAGTATTAGGTCCGTGGATCTTCGAACGACTATTCATTTCAATATTCGATAACACCAATAAATAATGGATATCTCTTTAGTACTTGCTGTTTTTAATAACTTAGACTATACCAAGAATACATATCAAAGGGTAAGAGATATATACCCTGACGCTCCTATGGTTATTAGTAGTGGTGGCTCTACAGATGGTACGTTAGATTGGTTACAGTCTTTGGATGACGATAACCTTTCCTATATACATGATGACGATCAATTAACTTTCTCAGACAATTATAATTCGGCCATCAAGTTAGTTGATACCGATAAGTTGGTTTTGATTCATAATGATATGGTGATCGGTAAGAATTTTTTAGAGAATCTATCGGAACTGATTGATGAAAAGTCTCTTATCACGTATACCACTATTGAACCCCCAATTTTTAAAGGACATAAAAGACCTGGTAAAGTTATATTAGAATTGGGTAGAGGATTCAACGATTTTAATTATCACTTATTTGACCAATACGTTGACAAAGTTAAGGAAAGAAAGGACTTAGTTAATGGGGGTACATTTTTTATGTCGGGTTATAAGAAAACGTTTATTGATGTTGGTTTATTTGATGGTTTTACTTTTGATCCTTTTTTCTGTGAAGATGATGATTTCATTATTAGAGCCAAATTAAAAGGTTACTCACTTAAAACAACAGAGTGTGCTGTAGTATATCATTTTGTTTCTAAAACAAGTAGAGTGTTGAGGTCCGAAGAAAGTAAATTAAGTGAACACAGAAACATACGTAACTTTATACGTAAATGGGGTATCACAATACCGACATTCAACGAACTGTATTATTGGGAAGATGAAATTTTTAATTATCCGACGTTTAATATGGGTATTGAATTAAGGAGTGACAAACACTTATATAGGTTGGAACCTTATTTTGATAAACTATATTTAGGTGGTACTACACCCACCGAATATATTGCAAATGAACAACCTAATACTAATTACGATTTAAGATCTAAATTTTTATTATGTGATGTTGTAGACGTGATGATTATTGAGACCGAATTAATGAACGAGGAAGATCTTCATATAATAAACAAAATCCGATTATCAATTCCACACTACGATGTAGGAGAATATCAAATCGGAAATTTGAAAATCATAATTAAAAAGAAGGTTTAAACTACCCCACTAAATTAAATAAGATATTGTATTGGTCTTTTGTTTTACCTGCATCTTTAAGGTCGTCCTTAGTGATTACTGGGTGATCCAACTCTATCTCTTTAGATAATAATTTATTGTACTCATTCAAGAATTCTACGTACTTCGGATTTTTAACCGTTTCAGTTTTCTTCCCTTTCTTTTTTTCGATTGTTGGTGTTATTTGTACACCACCTTCTTCTGTTTTCTCACCAAACTTTTCAATTAGTTCGTTTCTTAGTTCATCAACTTTACCTCTTTCATCTTTTAATTTCTCAGAGAGTTCTCTAAGTTCATACTTCAATAAGATTGATAGTGGTTGTGCTGCAAAACCTTCATAGATTACTTCACCGTTTTGAGGATTAGTATACCCATTTATTTCTGCGTCCAATTGTAGGATTTGATCGATTGTTAACTTTGTTGACATAATGTTATTTTTTAGAAATATAGTTTATTTAATTGTAAAAGTCAAGTCTAAAGAACTATAGACTATCATAATTATTACCCATAATGAAATGGATAGGATATATTTTTTAATTGGGGTACCGAAATACTGCTGTCCAATGTAGATACATTTGTGTGTTGGGGATAAAAGGTAACCTGAATAACACATGGTAAATAAGAATAGAAAATATTGTATTCCCATAATAGAGGTAACTAATGAGACTATCCCTGCGTACTTACCTGATGACCCTAATAGGAATGATCCGATAAAACATAACGTACCAACTAAAAGTATATTATGGTCGGATGTAAACCCTTCTAAATTAGTCTTTATTTCATTACCATATAATGAAATAAGATTAGAGACAATAATCACAATACCCACACTTAAAACTAATCTCCATTTAACATGTTTTAGTAATTTACCCCATGAGTTGGAGTAACTTACTAAGTAAAGGGTGAATCCACAAAATAAAGGTAAATAACGATCCGTTAGACCCGCTAATACTAATGTTAATATGAAGGGTAGGAATATTGAATATATGTTCTTATAATTGACCTGATGATGTTTTGGTATTTCAATGTTTCCGTCTTGGAATTTGTAAATGTATACACCTATTACAAGTATAGATATTATAAGTAACGGATACACCATACCCATTAATTCACCATACGTAACACCTAAAATGGCCATAGGTATTATGACTGTTTTTTCTAATGGTGACCATATGTAATAATGGTGTGTTGATAGGTAGTCAATAATACCGTAATTTTCTCTTCCTTGTTTGTCTTTGGGTGCGATGGTATCAAGTATTCCCGCAGAAACCGCAACCCTACCGGGTATAGGTAACACCCCACCAAATAAAGATATTAGAAATAAAACTAACTTCTTAGATTTAACCGTTTTAAGTATTAAACTAAATACATCTACCAAATACCCTTTCTCTTTTAAAATACCTGTTATAACCATTATAAATGAAAGGTATATAAGGAAATGTTGGTTATTTAATATTACATCTATCATAAATTCATTTTTAAATTGAACAACACAGACCTCTTAGGTAAGTCTGTTGATGATCCGGTTATTCTACTTTCATTATTTAGAATATTATAAACGGATACTCCCAAATTAATAGGATTATTTTTATGTTTAAATAACGTATGGTCATAACCTACAGAGATTATGTTCACTCCCTTGTTGTGGGCATACTGTCTAACATCATTCAAATCGTTTTCAGATAGTTCATCGTCTTTAATTTGAAATGACCAATCTACCCACAAATTATCCTTACTTATTTTAACGTAAGTTCTAAATGGAGAAACTTTGTTGATTGGTTCATCTGTCGATGTTTTACCATAAACATATTCTAACCTAGACTTAAGACTAATACCCTTATTAAGTAGGTTATCTTTATTAAACCCCACATTTGATGACCATACTTTTATTTTACCTTGATTTACTGTTTGGATGGTATCTGAATTAATGAATATGGTACTTATTGCATCATTCAATAATCTATAATTAAAGTCCACATAGAAACCCCTATTCTTATATCCAACCCTATACGAGTCTGAGTTTTCCTGTTTAAGATCAGGATTAGGTAGTTGCTCGGCCTTACCCGTTGTAATAGATTGTTTTACCATAAGGTAGCTAGGTGCGTTTAAAGACCTTACATAACTTCCAAAGAAACCCTTCTTACCTATAATCAAGGAACTTTCGAATCCACTGAATGGTTCAATATCTGTAATCTTTACTGTCTTGTATCCACCACTTACAAACACATTAAACCCTTTAAGTTTTATATCCCACCTAAGTCCTTGTTTGAATGTTTTGTAAAGGTCATTAGGGACATAATCAACACCTTCAGTTTGGTAATCAATATGTTCAATTACATTAGATGTATATAGTTCAAGATTATCACTAACCATATATTCACCATTTATAGTGAACGAATTTAATCTACTTTTTATTCTTGTTGTTTTGTTGAGTATATTTTCTGAGAAGTTTTGATATGCAAAGTTTACTTTTAGATCCTTATAATCGTACTTATGATTAAGTAAAATATATCTCTGTAATTCCCACGTATAGATTTTAGGATCTTGGAAACCATTTATTCTTTCACCACCATTCCATTTATCGGTTCTCTCTAAATCGTTGGATTGGGTGAAGAGAAAAGTAGTTTTATTTTTATTAGACCATTGATACTCAGTGATTAATGAATTCTGATTATAAGAACTGTGTGGTATCTCACCACCCACAGACCTTACATTATCGTTTATAATACTATTAACCGCAATACCAAACTTACCTTCTTTGTAAGAAATATAATTAGTTGTTCCATTTACACCACCATCATAAGATAGTTTTATTGATGATGAGTCGATACCTAACTCTCTATTAATTGTACCACCTATATTACCTCCGTCACTAATCCTTATTCTCTTAGTGAAATTCATAGGTACCCACCCAAAGTATTGATTAGGTCCTGTTCTGAATAATGCACTATTAAACCTTATATCGTTTATGACTTGATCGACTTGGTTACCTGTGAATCCACCTAAGAAAGGACTTAGTTGACCCGGACTTGTCTGTTGTAATTGTATTGACCTTTCATATATCTTAGGTTCGATATATACTTGTCTAACTTGGTAGTTAGTTCCTGCAACCACGACAACCTCATCTAAAGTCTTTACTTTTAGTGTATCTACTTTGGTTTGAGAGTATCCTACATTACAAAATAGTAGTGTGATTACTATGTAAAAAATAAACTTTCTCATAGATTTTAATTTAGATAAAATATAAATAAAAGTCAACTATTTTTCTATAAGAAATATACCAATTCCGTTCCAAAAATCTTCCATATCTTCACCCTTTGTAAAGATTTCTTTTTGATGTGATACAAACAATTTTTCCTCGTCTATGATTCTATAAAGTGCACCACTATCCCAATTCCAATCGTCCATTATCAGTATTGTCTTGTCTGAGAATTGAGGGATTAATTTTTTAAGTGTAACATACTGATCGTGAAACTTAGTGTCCCCATCATAAAAAACAATATCTAATTTAGGTAGTTGGGAATAATCAAAGGTTGTATAATCTGTTTTGTATATATCCAACCTATCGGGATCCCCAAACCGCTTAACATTATCTATGAAGTTTTCCTGTGGTGTTACATCTAACCCTTGTTTTAAGTACGATGCCAATTTTTGACTAACACCCATCGGCATTAAGTTAGGTGATGCGAAGTTATCAATACCTATAGCGTGTAGTTTATCATTATTATAAATGGCGGAACAGAACGTTGCACCTCTAAATACACCAACCTCTAAATACGTCCCCTCTATTGAACATATGTTGTTGAGTAACGATCTTACTTTGTTACTTGTAATTCCGTGAATATTCAATACATCTTGGTTAAGTTTAGATACTTCTCTTTCACCCCACCTAATTGAGTCGTCTATGTGTTTAATTAGATCCATTAAGTTTTCTTTTTTTGTGTTCCGACACTATATCACAGTAGTTACAATCCCAACACTGAAATTTACATTTCTTAATTTTCTTTCTCCACCCTCTCAACTCTTCGTATGGTACACCATCTAAATATGTTTTAGAGGATGACGACAATACCTCTTTACCTTTGGAATATGACTCAATAATTTCCATGGTTTCATTAAGTCTATCAAAACTATCTCTACCATGCATTTTAAATACATCTACATGGTTCAAATACTCGTTGAACTCCTCTTTGAATGGAGGAATTGTTGCGGTTTTAAAAAAGAATGCATCAACCTCGTCTTCCCATTTGTGTTCACAAGTTACTTTAGATATTTCATGGTGAAAGTATGGTAATTCGTTTGGTTTTCTTAAGTTATTGTATGAGTAGTGTTCATCCATAACGGGACACCTACCTAAACAACCTTCATTAGTTAGTAATGCAATTTCAATATACCTGCCGTATTTCTGTTGAAACATCAGTTGTGCCCTTCTAATATTTTTCAATTCTTCCACATCCCTCATTAGTATTCTGTCCACATTAATATAATCAAAACCTTGTTCAGCGGAATACCAAAAATCTTGTGCGGTATTAACCTTCCTAAGTATAGTATTTTTAATATGCATCTCAGGAAAATGATCCTTTAGACCCATAGCAACCCAATGACCATGAGGAATTGTCATAGACCTTAACCCTTTCTCATAAAGAGGTTTTAAATTATCAATAAAGAGTTTATAGTTTTCATGTTTTGGTGATACGTTGAAGTTATTAAAGGTCGCACTTACTTTTATTCCCAACGATTCTTGTATCATCATTGCGTTTTCAAAAACAGAGTTTCTATCATTATCATCTATGATTGACCCCATTGCGTCTTGAGTAAATGGGGGTATCCTACACGTGAAATATATGTCATAAATCCAATCCTTATGTTCCTTTAAAAAAGGATAGAACACATGTGTGAACGCTTGTTCACTTAACATTGGATTTAACGGTATTGAAAAAATCTTACTCATTCTCTAAACATCCCCCACATATTCCATTACATTCTGTCTTGTAAAAAACACAATCTAAACAGTCTTGTGGTATTTTATAATTTTTATGATTATCTCTATAAAGGTCATCGAACTCATCTCTTAGAGTTAATATATTATTTTCTCCTGAAATTTTCAATACATTATCTATCTTAACTTTATCTTGTAAAGGATAACAATGAATAGATGAACCATCAGGAAAAATATCTAATGGCATAAACCCACATATCTTATCGTACCCTTTTACTTTAAAAGTAGCGAAGTCGAATGAGTTTTGTATAATTGATTCTTTTGTTTTACCCTCCCATAAACATGGTGGTACTTGACAATCAGATGTAACCCTTATATTGTTGTACATCCCAAATTTAAGTATCTTGGTAACCTCCTTACCCATCTCCTTATTATTAATTAGATAGGTACCTGTTAGATCTAAACCTAACCTTATTGCATTTAGTTTACCATCTAATGCATGGTACAACCATTTTATGTAATCATACATTTTTCTTTCTTTCCAATCTGACGATAGTGTTAGTGCAATGAATAATCTTGGATTTTCTTCAAAACCCCACGTATTGGCATACGCCGTGTAGAGTGATAGATAATTCTTTTTAAATAGATTTAATCTATTCTTTTCATCTAACTCCGCACCATTAGGTAGGACCCATTGAATATGTCTTATATTAGTGGTTATGTAATCTAATGTTCTCTTACCAAATAATAAGTTGCTTACAAGATTAACTTTATAACCTCTAGAGATTATATAATCCATTAGTCCAATAAAGTTTGAATGTTGTGTCGGTTCACCACCTAAAATGGTAACCTCTTCTCTAGAACCTTTTACGTCAAAGTGGTCAAGTAGTTCACCAACCTTTTCTATTGACATTTCACCAAGAGTGTGTTTTAGTCTTGCATCTTCTTTTGTAAAACAGAACGAACAACCTTTAGCACATGTACCATTTATTGCTAAATTCATTTAGTTATTTTTAGAAATCTATCTTCAGTGTCAGTGGGGTTGTCTCAATTTCCTCATCAATCTTTTGTTGTCTACTCATACCTACACCAAATTTCTCATGTCTTACTCTGTGACAATCTGCTATGGTGTTACAATTTTTAACTTTTGTTTCTAAAAGTTGTTGTTCAAGAAGTAGTGTTGCTAATTTTGTGTTATATGTCGTAACATTAGATATAATCTTATCCACCAATACCTGTTTGTCGATACCCCTACCACTTGAAAGTATGTCTATCACAGGTGTCGAGTAGTTACTGTTCTCTTGATATGCGAACGCCTCTCTCTTCTGTTCCTCCCACGTATCTTTCTCTAAATCAGACGCATCAACCATAAGATCTTTATACCTCGTAAAGAATCTATCTGAAATAACCTTTAGAAGAACCGCCTTATTAAAATCAACACCCAATTGTTTGTCCTCATCTGTAAGTGTGTATTTAACTTTTTCTTCTTCAGTTTCTGAAGACTCAGCTAAAACAGGTACCTCATCCATCATTGATGAATTTGTTCTTATACTTACATAACTTTTATATATGTCCGCAAAAATAAAACCTTTTCCAACTTCCTCAGTTATGACAGACGCATTAAACTTATCCAAATCTAATCTCATGTCATCATATATATCTTCAATACGACCGTAGTAATAATTCATGTAGGATCCAACAACTCTGATGTATCCAGGTATTTCACCAGTTATTTTAAAAATAATATGTCTCATTATAAAAGTTTTTCAGTATCAGGTTTATCTGCCTTACCCAACTTAAGTTGATTTCTCAACGATTCTTCGATTGAGAAACTATTTGTGGTCGCGTTAGACATTAGTTGATTAATGTTCTTATCTATAAATACTGTGTAAGAGGAAGCAAGTGATAAAACTTGTTTCTGTTGTTCGGCCGACATCATTAAAATAGAGTCTAAATTACCTGTACCCACTCTACCATACGATATCATATCTAACATGGCTTGTTTTGCCATTCTGACTGTCCAATACTCATGTTCAAATTTATCTTCTAAATCTTTATTACCAATGACATCTATTAAGTTAGATCCGTCAGGTAGTTTGGCGTCATCGGTATCTAAGAAATCTTTTATTAGATCAACAAACCCTTGTCTCTCGATATATGCGTCCTTTAGGTTTCTTTTAAACTTTCTAAGATCAATCCTCATATCGGCAATATTAAGATCAACCAATTGTTTTCTTTTCGGATCAGTAAGAAATTCTTTACTCTCCTCTTGTATCTGTATTTCTAAATCTTGTTTTTGTACAGTGTACTCTAAATGTTCCACCGCATCTTCACGACCTCTAAGTTCTAGTAACCACTGTTTTAGTTTTGCATATGGGGTTATTTGTGCTCCCCCAACAAAAGTTTCTGCCTTATATCTTGGTAGTGCGAACGACACCTGTTCCGCAATTTCTATTAGTTTAGTGTCGACACCATTTCTTTCGTATTTAAAGTCTTGCATATAATCAAATTTTTACTATAATATAAGTATAAAAAAGTATTAAATAAAGTGTAAAATGGTATTATTCTCTCCAAGCACAATGTCCTGAAGACGTTCCCGCATTTACTGCCGGTGGAAGACCCGCTGGATTTAAAACACCTGTGTCTGTCTGATAATACATCTTCCAACTATCGTTATTTTGAAGACTACTACCATAACAACCTAACATGTATTGCCAATCCTGTCCCATTGCGAAATTCTCTTCACCACAATTAGATCTTAACTTAGAAATATTACCAATATTGGTATCTGTAGATGTATCCCATCTTCTCAAATTGTAACCACCTTGGTAAGATCCCTCATTACCGGCATAACCCTTACCAACTTTAGATGCAATACCTTTTTGTTGTCCGTGTGCTGACCATGAACTTGATGAACTTGATATAGTCTCCGTAGAGAATTCCATTTTTATACTACTTGTACTCCATCCATATCCATGGGTTTCATTACAAAAAGAACTCGCACCACCACTACTACTTATCGAGGTTACCCCGTAGTTTGTTATTGTCGTTTCATTACTTAAATTAAATTTATCTACCTCAGTTCTGTTACCCGCAAAAATCCAAGCAAACTCATGTTCTTTCCACATGGTTCCACAATCGGACCTACTATATTGTAAGTCGTGGTTAGATTGGTGTGCGTAATTAGTATCGGTCATCATGTTAACCGCCGAAGTTGTGTTACTATGTAGGGTTGTTGGTCCTTTGTGTGCACTATCGGTGTTTACGGACCACATATAAAATATAGATTTACTACACGCACCTGAAGTATAGTTTGCAGGGTAATCTAATAACTCACCAATGTGAGTTGTCTGATCGGTTGCGTTGGTTGCCTTGTGTACATTCTTCCAAGGTGAACTTGATTTGTAACCACCAGCCATATACGAATAATTAATTATTTGTCTGTACTTAAAGTTAGTTCCTTCATTCTGTTGTGCCGATATTCGTTCCCAACCATTTTCTATATTTGAAACACCAGTATAAACCATAAGGTAATTTGTGTGTTCGGATGATTCTTCTAAGAATAGAGAACCAGATAATGGGTTCGACGGTCTCTGTGACTTAACACCTTTTGGTGGTCTTGCAGTGACTCTGTCCACTTTAAGTGAACCACTAACGGACATATTTTCGTATATCATATTCTTTTTATTTTATTCTCTCCAACCACAATGTCCAGAGGAAGTCCCCGGGTTTACCGCGGGATTTAAACCTGTAACACTTGTAGTTCCTGTGTCTGTTGCGTACGTGAATTTCCACGAATTATTATTTTGTAAACCATTATAATTACCTAACATATACTGCCAATCCTGACCCATAGTAAAGTTTTCTTCACCACAATTTCCGTCAGGTTTCACGACGTTACCAATATTTGTGTCTGTTTGATTACTCCATCTTCTCAAGTTGTAACCTCCACTATATGAACCTTCATTACCAGCATAACCTTTACCAACTTTAGAACTAATCCCTTTCTGTTGTGAGTGATTACCCCAACGATCCGAGGTTGCAAATGTTTCAGTTGCGAAGTTTAGTTTAACACCAGCACTTGAAGTCCAACCATAACCATGAAGTTCATCTGAAAATGCGGAACCACCGTCACTACCGTTTATTGTTGTTAATGTATATGCGGTATGTAAAGATTCCGTGGTTAAGTTAAATAACTCCACGGTTGCTGAACCACCACTAAAAAGGTATGCCATATCAGTTTCTTTATGCATAGTACCTAAATCACTTCTTGATATAGTTGTATCCATCGCCGCAGTATGTGCATAGTTGGTGTCAGTTATCATATTTACCGCTGATGTGGTTGTACCATGTACATTACCCGCACTCTTCCATGCACCATCATTATTAACAGACCATACGTAGAAAATAGTTCTACTACATGCTCCTGAGGTATATGATGCAGGATAATCCAATAACTCACCTAAGTGAGTTGTCTGATCTGTTGAATTAACCGTTTTGTGTACGTTCTTCCAAGGTGAACTTGATTTGTAACCACCGGCTAGATATGAATAATTTATTATCTGATTGTACTTGAAACTCGTTTTACCAAAATTACTTTGATTTGAAATTCTTTCCCATCCACCATCGTTTCCGTTACCTGTATAAACCATCAAGAAACTATTATCAAAACTACCTGAGGTTGTCATTTCCAAATATAGGGACCCGTTTTCTGGTGAAGATGGTCTACTCGCCTTCAAACCTGAAGGAGGTCTTGTAGGTCCTTGTCCTCTTAATGATCCACTAATTTCTAAATTTTCAAATATCATATCTATAAATAGTTAATTTCTCCAACCACAATGTCCTGATGATGCACCTGCGTTAACACCTGGTGCTAACCCTGCAGGATTTACCGTACCCGTATCTGTCGTATATGAGAATTTCCAACTTGTATTTGTTTGACCTGTACCATCGTATGTTGCTAACATGTATTGATGGTCTTGTCCTAATGTGAAATTCTCTTCTCCACAATTTGCATGTGGTTTAGGAACATTACCAATATTAGTTTCAGTGAAAACGTCCCACCTTCTTAAATTGTAACCTCCATTATATGTACCTTCATTTCCACAATAACCTTTACCAACTTTAGAACTTATCCCTTTCTGTTGCCCACTAGATGCCCATGAGGATGCCCTTGTCTCGAACACATCAGTAGCAAAGTGACATTTGTTTCCACTTTGAGAACCATACCCATAACCATAGTTTTCATCAGAAAACCCTGAAGAACCTAATGTACTCGTAATGGATAATGTTGTTGTAACATAAGGTGACCCACCTGGATAATAAGTGGTATACATTGTTTCATTTGTTAAATTGAATTTCTCAACTGTTGCTACAGATCCACCAAAAACATACGCAAACTCCGTTTCTTTAAATAGGGTACCACAATCATCTCTCGCATTTAATAAATCCCATTTAGATTGGTGGGTGTATGTTGTTTCATTCACCATATCAATACCTGATGTATGTGTTGAGTGTATGTTAGTTGCACCTTTATGAGCACCATCCGTATTTGTTGACCAAAGAAATAATTTAGTTTTACTACACGCCCCTGAGGTATAATTTGCGGGATAATCTAATAACTCACCTAAGTGAGATGTTTGGTCAGTTGCGTTAATTGTTTTATGTACATTCTTCCAAGGTGAACCTGACTTATATCCACCTGCCAAATATGAATAGTTTATTATTTGTCTGTATTTGAATCCTGTTCTGTCAGTATCTTGTGAACCCACGGGTTCCCAACCATCATCATAATTAGATGAACCAGTGTATGTAACAACGAAACTACCACTTGTAGATTCTTCTAAGTACATAGAACCTGTCTCAGGTGAAGTGGGTCTTTCCCCTCTACTACCCCTTGGTATGATAAATTGTCCACTCACGTCAAGTGAACCACTAACTATTACGTTTTCTCTAATCATTTAACTCTTTTTTATCCTGTTACGACTACTCTTCCTGATCTACTTGTTTCAAATTTAACCACAACCACCCCATTTAAAGAATTTATTGCCGAAGGGAAAAATAAATCACCATTACTATCATATACCTGTACAATCACGTTGTCGGTTCCTAAACCATGGGTAAAAGTAACGGTACCCACATTAGTGAATGTGGAAACATTA